ATCGAATCTTTGGTTCAGGTTATTTAGAATGGACTGGAGACAACCTAGTTCTACGCTCTTCACAAAATATGTACGTGAAGAGAAACGAACACGGACAATTAATGTATTATTATCAGAATATAGGAAACGATGCAGAAGATGTACGTTTTGACCCTGATGAAATTGTAGAACTACAAAACAATCCTTTTGATGATTACGCTTATGGTTTATCTGATATACATACTATTTTATACTTAGTAGACCTAAAAGACTATGCAGAGCGAGACATTGGAGCAGCTCTGAATAAATATGCGGTATCACGTTTCGACATTTCCTGTGGGTTGCCTGATATGCCCTATGGCCCTGATAAGATTAACGAAATTGTTGATGCATTTAATTCTTTAGAACCCGGTGAAGATATAATTCACGGTAATGATATACAAATAAAAGAAATAGAAGGTACAAATAGAGCCTTTGAATATGGTAAGTATACAGATGATATACTAGATAAAATACATATAGCTCTTAAAGTACCAAGAACTATGTTTACACAACCGGAGCAAGCTCGCCCGGTTTTTGAACCTTACGTTAAATATTTACAAAAAGCAGTAGAGTCTGCTATTAATTCACAACTAATGCCACAGTTTGGAGACGATGTTAAATTTGCTTTCAGACACTTGAATGTAGATGATGCATTCACAAAGGCAAAAACCGATATGATATATCTATCAGAAGGTGTCTTGGCACCTAGTGAAGTTAGAAAAGAAAGAGGTTTAGATGCTGAAGGAGTAGTAGAAAAACAACCAACTGCCGCTGAAGTAAATATTTCTGGTGGAAAAGACCAAGACAAAAAAGAAGAGTCTCAAAGAACAGAACAGAGACTATCTAAAAACCAGACAGGGAAACGCACTGAAGAAGAGGTTGTGGAGGTAGTAGCGTGAATGCTTACGAAAAATGTGTAATAGGATTAAAACCACGCCTTAACAAAAAAGGTGTAGAGAATGCAGAGATTGTAGCTCAGAATATGTGCTCTATGTGGGCAGATAACAATGGCGAAGAAAAGGAATTCGGTGTTTCTAAATCAGATGAGACCCAAAAAACATTTGCTATGAATTTTGAATTTGATAAAGAAGCACTTAGTGTATCTAAAAAGGATACTGAAGATATGTGGGAATTCCCAGTTCGTGCTTTAACTTCTGGTCGTCACGATTATGAAGTTGAAGGAGAAGAACAAACTGTGTTTATAGAACCTAGTATACTTAAAGAAAGCTTGGAGAAGTTCAACGAACTACCAATATATTATACTCATCAAAGGACTCCTGAGGATTTACTTGGGAAGGCTATTAACCCTGAGATTGAAGAGATGGAAGATGGCAAGGTAGCAATATCTATGTTGGCGCAGATTTATGAACCAACAGCCAGAATGAAAGAAGTGATACAGAAAGTGGAAGACGGGGATATTACTAACGTTAGCGTTGATTGGTTTTCAAAAGACGTTGATGTTATGGGCGATTCGTACGCAACAAATATCCGACCCGTAGAAGTTTCGTTTATAGATAATGAGATTGCAACACCCGTCTGTGGGGAATGTAAGATTGACACGGAATGTGCAACACACACATCAGAGAAGGAATTTGCAACCAAAGAAGATTGCGGTTGTAACGGTCCTAGTGAAGGTGCGTGTGGATGTGACCACAACGGTGAAGACAAAGAGGTCGATACTATGAGTGAGGAAGTCGTAAAAACAGAATCTGAAAAGATAACAGAGAGAGAGTTTGCTTCAGTTAAGAAACAACTGGAAGATTTGACATCCAACCACTCCGAATTGGAGCAGAAGTACAATGATGCTTTGAATTCTATCGAAGAGTTTAAAACCGCAGAAGAAGCAAGGAAGGCAGAAGAAGCCAAAAAGCTAAAAACAGCTTTGGTTAAAAATGTCGTTTCTAAAGAACTTCTTTTCGGAAAACTCGGAGAAGATTCCAAAGATGCCCGTACTGAAGAACTATTCGGTTGGGAAGATAACAAATTAACAGGTTTCTTCGAAGCATTAGAATCATTGCCTGAACCTGCCGAATCAGAAAAAACTTTCGGTAAGGGAATCGCAAAGGATTCAGAAGAAAAGGCCGTAGAGGCCGAACCTGAAGTAGAGAGAATGTTCTCTATGGTAGACGGAAGAATCCGTTTGAACAGGAAATAAATATAGGAAATAATAAATATGGCAACAGAAATATTAGTAAATGATGGTGGAGCACCAGCACGAATTATACCATTACAAATCCACGCTACTGTCGCAGCAGGAGACCCCCTACAGATACACTCTAATGGGAAAGTCAAACCAGCAGCAACTAGTGGAGCAGCCTGTGTCGGAGTAGCTTTAACAGCTGCATCCGGTATGGACAATATGTGTAACGTGATAACTGGAGCTGGAGTCGTCTGTAACGTAAACGGACAAGGAAGTATTGTAGCAGGGTCTATCCTGTCAGCAGATGCTACCGGTAAGTTCGGAATTACAGCAGCAGCCGATGAGAAAGAAGCTATTGCACTTGAGGCAATCAGCGGAGGAGTAGTGAAGGTCGTCCTTCTCTAAAGAGGTAATTAAATATGGTAACAACACAAGATGGAATACTAACGTCCAACAATGTCGGTGCGTATAACGCAACCGGAGGTACCGGAGAGAGAGTTCTAGTAGACTACAAAGACGCTTTGCAAGACTACAAAGTAACTGACCTTCCAGCACTTCAAATGTTCACTGAAACAATGACAACCGACACTGGCGGAGATATAGACTTAACATTCGCAATGCCTTCTATGAACTTAGAAAGAATTGATGAAGGAAGCACTCCACAATACCAACACACAAAGATGCGCTCCGAGAGAGTAGCAGTCCGAGAGTGGGGTATTGCAGTAGGTGTAACCCGCAGAATGATAGAAGACTCAAGATTCAACGAAGTTGAACTTGCATTAAACGAAGCACGCAGAGCAGTTGACAGACATATGTCTAAGCACGTCATCTACGCTTTATTCGGTATTGGAGATGCAGACCTACAAACAGGTATTAGCAACGTAAGTATCGATAAACAAGATGCAGAAGTTGGTTCCTCAGGAATTAACGACTTTGCAGTCAACTTGTACGGTGGTTTCATTGGTAGTGGTACAGCAGCTCAAGCAGCAGCTGGAAGTGGACGCTACGTTGACTACGGTTTAACCGCAGCAGCAGACTTAGCCAGAACTCACTATCAAGAAGCAACAACCAACGGAACTGTTACGCTAGCTGACTTAACACTTGCTATCGAGTTAATCGGACAACACGGTTACAACGCAGATACAGTCGTTATTTCACCAAAACACTACAAAACTCTATTGGACTTAGCAGACTTCTCTGCAGCAGTCGGAGCAGCTAACTCACCTATCAGGGGAGGTTCAGATGCTTTGGGTGGTATCAGAGATACAGCAGCCACTGGATTAGTTGGTTCATTGTTTGGATTGAACATTTATGTCAATGCATACATCCCACCAACAGCTTATGGTGTATTTGATATGTCAGCAAAACCAATGGCTTACGTCGAAAGACGTGCAATGACTGTCGAGGAAGCAAACCCCGGTTTCGGAATCGTCGGTTCATATATGTCAATGAGATACGGTCTGAAAGTTACAAAACCAGAAACTGGTGTAATTTTCTACGATTAGATATCTAGATAATCAACTCTTCGGAGTAGGTTCACAGTTGGGGGTCTGTATAAAAACCCCCACAATCTTTTTTAACCTACTTAGCGTAGGTATATTATAATGCCACTAAACCCAAAACCACAAGCTCACGGAAAGAGAAAAATACAAGCAGGAGTATCAACAGGCTCAAGTGTAAGTAGTTTAGCATTAGATGGCAATACATTACAATTAAATCAATCTAATAGTCAACCACAAAGGACTGTAGACTTATCAGGTATATTACCCACTGGTGATATTACTGGAGTTACCGCAGGTGACGGATTAACGGGCGGTGGTAACTCAGGGGCAGTTACTTTAGCTGTAGGTGTAGGCACAGGATTGGATGTGTCTGCGGATGCAGTAACTTTAGATTTAACAGAAGTAGGATTCGGAGGTGGTGCTAACAGACTTATTACAGATGATGCTGATGGTACAGTAACAACCGAAGCTAACTTGACATTCGATGGTTCGACTTTAGCATTAACGGGTAATCAATCAATCAGTGGATATATTGGTAGAGATACACATAACTACATAGATTTTGGTACAGATAATCAAATAAAGTTTAGAATTAATGACAGTATGTCACATAAAATAACTACTTCAAGTAGTAATGTAGTATTTCAACCTCTTATAGATGGTAAAGATTTTATATTTAATCAGTACGATGGTACTGAAGTAATGCGTATCACTGATAACCAAAGAGTAGGTATAGGACTAGACACACCTACTTCTAAGTTACACGTCAAAGGTACATTAGATATTCAAGACGGTAATCAAACTATTCTTATGGGAGCTGGTAACAGTTCGACATCTAGAAGCAACGATACTTTAAAATTAGCTAGAGTTGGATTAGCACATTATCATAATGCTGAAGAACCAGTGGCTATGTTATATGCTGCCTCGAATGGTACAGATAACACAGTAGTTATGGGTGGTGGAACATCCAATATGAATGCAGCCACTAAATTACAATTTGCTACAGCTGTTAATGATGCGACTACTGCGGGTACAGTTAGAGCATCTATACAAGGTGATTCTAATTATGACAAACTCTTCCTTGGTTCAGACACTACACTAGGATTTTATAGATACAGTAATAGATTGGATTTTTATATTTCAAGTAATCCACGTATACACTTAGATGCAAGTAAACTTTATTCAGCAACGAGTGGTGGACCTTTATTAGATTTAACACCAACTTCTGGTGAAGCTAATTATGGATTTGTTGATGATGCAAACACTGGTATGTCTAGAACGGGTGCAGATACACTTGTATTGATGACAGGTGGTACAAACGCAATTACAATAGATAGCAGTCAGAATGTTATAATATC